AGTTGTAATATTACTAAAGACTTCATTTATATCGTAATTGGAATCAATTGTAATCATTCTAACAGATTCATTTAATTTTTCTTTCATTTCAATTGCTTCTGGATCATCAGAAAGACTCAATCTGGTATATAAAACTTTTTGCTTCTCAAGCAAGTCCTCTAATGTTTTCACATGCTCTAATTTAATTTCTTTTGACATGGAACCAAAAGAAATCATGTTTGATGTTATTCTTTCTTGCAAAAATCCAATCTCTTTTAATTCTGTTTTTACTATATCCGACTCAAAAAAACTCACAGTAGTACTTTTCGTAGAATGTTTTTGTATTTATCCACATCTATTTTTAAAAATGGAGAATATTTTTTTATTTTTTTGGATACCAATTCCCAAACTGGATCAATTAATTTTAAATCAAATTTTTCTCTATAATTCAACATCTGATCTAAAATTACTATTGTCTCCAACATTAAGTTGCCAGACAGATATTCTTTTAGTATTTTAGGATGTTTATTATTTTCTATCTTTAAAAATTCAAGAAAATTTTTTCCTTCAAATACTTTCCTCAAATCTTGTTCAAACAAATAACTTAATGACTGTGTTTTCTTCTGCCAGTCTAAGTAATTTTCATTTCCGTTCTTAATTATATCACCAATCCATAATGATGATGGATCAGATGAAGATACGAAGTTAGATACAAAAAAATCTACAATCTCATCGTCTTTATTTTTTCTAGATAGTTTTTCGAAAAACAATCTATCTTTTCTTTTGTGAAATGATTCAATTGAAGCTTTTATTTTACCATTATATTTTATGAAATCATATGTATCATTTGTAAAATGTTGCTTAAGAGCAAGATATGTTTTGTATGTTTCATGTGGAGTCACTTTCATTTCAGCGAATAATAATTATCAATAGAATAAGATTGATCAGAAGAAAAAAATGTAGAAATGGTATATCTAGTTCCCCTTTGCATCTTTCTTACACCATGAGTATATTTTAGACCAGCAGGGTGTATGACTACCATTCCAGGTCTAGGTTGAACCTGTATATTTAAATTGGGATAATATATTTGTCCTCCTTCAAAATCCCCATTCAAATATAGCACTCCACCATATGTTCTATGTGGTGATGCATTTGGTGTAACACCATCTTGTTCAATATTATCGGCATGTGGGATTAACTCATCCCCTTCTCTCCATCTAACAAATTGAGGTCGTTCAACATATATTTGTTCATTTGGGGAATTAATTGAAACAAAATCAAGCATTCCTTTACAAATTTCATAAAGAAACTTCTTGATTGTTTCATCTTCAATCGCATCAAAATAAATGCATTTTTTATTCCAATATTCTACAGTTGAACGATGGTCATCGTGTAGATCTTCATTAAGTTTTATCCAATTTAAAAGATATTCATTAGACTCTTTTGTTAAAAAATCTTCAGCAAGAATTGGAAATATATCTTCATTCATAAAGGCAATTTGGCTTTAGAAGTCTGTTTGAGAAAATTCAATTGAATCGCATCCCATCTCAGTTTTTCTTTTAGTGGTTTTGAAATCAACTTAGGTACAGATTCTACATCAATATTATTCCGTTCGCAATATTCTATTATTGCACTGATGTAGTTATATTCTGGATTTTTTTGTACGAGAGTTTCTATTTCCTGTGCAAATTTATCTTGACATAGGAACTTTTTCTGTAATTCCTTTTTTAATTCTTCAGATGGATTCATATTCTTTTAACTTATCTTGAGTGAATTTTTTTACATATTTTACAAGTAGCTTAATATATTTGGGGATGTCAGTTTCAATGTAGGTTTTAACTTCACCATTTTCACATGCCATAATAATTACTAATTGTTCAACTTCTTTTCCAGTTAACTCCTTTAGCATATATGCGTATGCTACAGCCTGAACAAAATAATTTTCAATCCATTCTCTTGGCTTTGGTTTCTCTGAAGTCTTATAGTCAATAACACTTAGTTTCCCATTATATTCAGCAATAGTATCCACTGTACCAGCTAATTGAAAATATTCACTGTACATCGAACGCTCAATTGCTACGATGTTATCAATTTTATCCAATTCTGTTTTTGCTACATCAAATAGCATTTTAGGAAGAGGAGCAGTAGAAGATGGAAGGTCTAAATTTAAAAGATAATTTTCAACCAAGGAATGCATAGCAGTGCCACGAGAAGTGGCAGCTTTCGTAATTAAATTTGCTTTTTCTTCTCCTACTCGTTTCCTCCACTGAGCAAACTTCTCTTTATTATAATGTGAAGTTACTGTAGTAACAGAAATGAATTTTCTTGCTGCTACATCACCTACAATTTTATAGTACCTAGATCCATTAATAGTTTCTCTCTGTAAAATTGGAAATTCAATATCAAGATGAGTGAAATTCTTTTTATCAGTTTTAAAATTTATCATTTCAAATTAAAATTCATACTCACATTATACCACAAGAAATTTGCTCTGTCAAAGGCCAAGAGAGTGTTTTGCAACCAAATATTCTTTAACCAAACCAGACCTAACGACATCATCAATGCCAAATTCTACGCATTCAAATGATGGCATAATGTTGAGAACTTTCATGAAATCATGAATTCCATTTCTTTCATTTTGACGAACTAGATCACTTTGAGTAGCGTCTCCACTAAACATAATCTTACAGTTTTCTCCAACTCTGGTAATAATGGAATCATTTTCGTGTCCATTCATATTTTGGAATTCATCTACAATGATAATACAATTGTCAAATGTAGTACCTCTTAGGAAACTGGAAGACCAGAATTTAATGGTTTCTTGTGATTTTAAGTTACCATACAACATCTCAAAATCTTCATCTGATGGAAGTTGGAACATGTATTTTACCATGTTCTTATATGGAATTTCAAATAATGCGCTTTTATCTTCGTGTCCACCAGGCAAAAATCCAATCTCACGAGTCTGAACTAGAGAACGAATGATATAAATTTTTTCATATGGAGTTTTGTCATTCAATACTTCTTGTAATGCCTTGTATAAGATTACAAATGTTTTACCAGTTCCAGCAGCACCATATGCAACTAAATGTTTTCCTTCATCATAAAAATCAAATAATTTTCTTTGATTGTCAGTTAAAGGTTCAATATCTAAAAGAAGTTCAGAATTAATTGGTTTCCTTCTTTTCATTTGCTTTGCTGTCATACCAACTCCAATTGGTTGATAGTCGTCAGATGTCTTTCTCCTTCTTGCCATATTATCAGATTTGCATTTGTGATTTACTTCCGCCAGACTTGTTGGCTTTCTTTAAAATTTCTCCCCATCCTGGGTTTTTATTTACTAGGCGATCTTTCCATTCGCCTACTTCTCCAGAACCTGGACATGTTGACGGATCAGACCAATCCCTTTCCCATTCAGAATTATCTAGTTTCCATTGATCCCAATCATGAACACTTAAAGTAATTTCTTTTTGTTCACCTGTGATCTTATTAATTATTGGATATGTCGCCAAAGTCAAAACTCCTTATAATATCTTTTTATATTTATTCTATACAAAGAGAAGGTGCATCATCACATTCAGCGCAATCAATGCATTCATCAATATCAGGATATGCTTTTAGAAAATCCTGAAATTCTTCTTCAGTAAAAAGAACTTTAAATACATGACCTGTTAAATGGTCTTTGACACACCAACTTTTCATCTTTGTTTATGGAGATAGCCTTGCTCTATGTAGACGCTTTTCTTCGTAATACTTCCAAACATTTGGTGCCCACTCTTGAAGATGGGGAACAAACTGTTCACATAATGCTTGGATCTCTAATTGCGCATCCATCTTTGCTCGAAGATCCATAATGTGAAGAACAGAGCGTAGGTTAAAAGAAACCACAAAGTTCTGACGAATTGCTTGTGCAAGATAATCCCTAATGTGTTCTTCACACATTCCCTTTTCGTATTTTGTTGCATAACGCTTACAACCTTCTACAATCCAGTTGAGTTCATCACGATAGTCTTCTTCATTCCAATCGTACTTTTTACCATAACGATTGGTATAAAATCCAGGAGGACGAACGAAGAATACATCTTCTGGTTTTAATTCTCCACTAGCAACTTTAATAACTCGCTTACCAGTATAGCGTTGTGATTGAACATCAAAGCTAACTCCCACTCTATGAGTCCTTGCTTGCATTGCAACATTGTGAACATACCCAGAAACAGAAAATGTAATACCAGGGTGTTCTAGCGGCCCCCAGTGGCCTTTCTCGTTGCTTAGAAGGCGCTCTACGACCCATTCGC